GTCCCATTTACTATGATCACCTGCCAATCCTATTACTCGCAGATTCAACATACCTGATAAGATCTTCCCATTCAGGCGAAAAACTGTTTATACCTACAGCGCATTCTGAAACTAAAGGGTAATTACTCAATAAAACGGCCAATGGTAAAAAATATTTACGTATGAACATTTGTAAATAAGCAGGAGCTGCTTGAAATACTCTAGGATTAGGCTTATTTTGGTTTCGCACCTCGTCCTTCAGCGTCGACACAAACGGATGATTCAAACAATTTCCGTGCTTATACCGTAGTTCATATTCGTCGAAGTATTTCCAAATGTCAGGATCTTTCCAATCAAAACAATCCATATATGACGGATTATCTACTCTAACGAGGAATTTTTCCCTTTTCCCTTTGTAAGGATATCCCATAGCAGAAGACATCACCATTCGATCTAAATATCGCACACCCGGAACTCCATTAATTATTTCGACCTTGGACATAGGCTTGATAATGCGACGCAAATATCCGTTTTGTTGAACTATACGAATCAGAGGAGTTACATAATCCATAGCGGCAGCTTGTAAGGTGGAATTAGGAATCATTTTCACTGGGTTACCTGCTTGTTTCAAGAAATCATCGAAGGGCCTGGATTTTTGAAATTCGGGAGTACATAACTGTTGATCACCAAAAGCTTCATATATATCTGATTTAGCTCTAGTTGGTAGTAAATTAGTTTTATATCTAACACTACCGTGGATATGACCCAAAACGTCGTAATTACCATCGGCAAAGCGAACAGGACTGTGATTAGGAACATCTGCAACGAGCGGAATCGATATACCAGCAATAGTATCAGGTAAAGGTCCCAGACACTGGCTCTCAAAGCCTATTTCACCCAGGGATGATCTGAAAGCTAGGTATTTATCAATCATCTCTTGTGTAATAACCGCAGATATTCCAGTACAAACCTCTTGATTCTTGTATCTAGATCCGTATAAATGAAAACCAACTATTACAGGATCTTTCGTCGTACGATCAACTAAAGCTGTTCCACAGTCTCCTTTCACCCAATTCCTGTCATCGGGTGGAATAGACGCAGATAAGAACCTTAAAGTCCTGTTCTCTCGAGGTAGGTCCATATAGCAAAACTTGGAGATAGTGCAATCGACAGTCAGAATACGTCCTTCCTTATTACGAAAAATACTCTGCACATATTTTCTTTGAGATAAACTTTTCTCAGTACCAAAAAAACTTTTTCCGTCGGAGTATCCTTTTACGAGATCTTTAACGTCTCCGCTAGATACGGTGGTTCTAACCACAACCCAATCTTCGGACAAACAATATGCAGAATCATATTCTATTTCTCTCCAGAACTTGAACTTAGCGCCAGCAACAACGTTCCCCGAGCTGTCCTTTATGGGTGCCTTGGTGAT